TCACAATATTTCATGAACTTTAGTTCCCATAAAGAACGGTATATTATATTAGTATAATCACCTTTATACTTCGTTGGAACTCTAGGTCTAAATTTTCCCTTATAAGCCATCTAAATAGAAATAATATAAGACTCGTATAAGGTATTTAGAGTGGCAGGAATAGTACAAAGGATAACGATGCAGCAGGTCAAGGAAAAACTTGGCAAGCTGTCGTTAACAAATCAATACCAAGTTCATTTTTCAGCATTGAAACCTACAATAACTGATTATCTTGAAGGAATAGGTCTTGATAATGCAAAAAACTTTTTATCTAGGGATGCAGGAATACTTTGCTCTGAAGCATCATTACCTGCAAGTGCATTTGCGACTGGTGAAGTAACTGATAATTTTATGGGCATTCCTCAAGAGTTTGCTCATACTCGTTTATATACTGATATTGATTTTACTTTTTATGTGGATCAAGAATATACATTATTGAGAATTTTTGAAGGATGGATGGATTATGTTTCAAGTGGAGCAGATAGTGATGGTGTTAGTTTAGATAATGCTGGTTTCTATAGAAGATTTAAGTATCCAAATGATTATAAATGTGATACAATGAGTATTACAAAGTTTGAAAAAAATATTGAAAGAACTTTGATGTATGAATTTAGAAATGCTTTTCCTAAATCTATTACATCTTTACCTGTTACCTATGGTGCAGCAGATCTTCTAAAAGTTACAGTTAGCTTTAACTATGATAGATACATTGTAACAAGAAGTTAAAATTAACTCTATAAATAAATTTACTGAAGTGTGAAAACATTATGCCTTTACCAAAGATTAATACTCCAATTTATGATCTTACATTACCATCAACTGGAAAGAAGATTAAATATAGACCATTTTTAGTCAAAGAAGAAAAAATTCTTATCATAGCATTGGAGACTGAGGATATTTCTCAAATTACAAATGCTATTGTTGAAATATTAAATGATTGTATTTTAACAAAAGGTGTAAGTGTCTCTAAACTTGCTACTTTTGATATTGAGTATTTGTTTTTAAATGTTCGTGCAAAATCTGTTGGAGAAACTGTTGAAGTGAATGTAGTTTGTCCTGATGATAATAAAACATCAGTACAAATGGAAATTAATCTTGATTCTATTAAAGTTCAAAAAACTAGAGGACATAAAAATATTGTTAAATTAGATGATCAATATTCTATGAAACTTAAGTATCCATCATTAGATGAATTTATTGATAGTAATTTTGAGTCTAATGAGGAAAGTGATGTAGATAAATCAATGAATATGATTACATCATGTATTGAAATGGTTTATGATAAAGAGGAGAGTTGGGCTGCTTCTGATTCTACACAACAAGAACTAGAAGAATTTATAGAACAATTAAACAGTAAACAGTTTAAATCAATTGAGAATTTTTTTGAAACAATGCCTAAACTTTCTCATAAAGTTAAGGTAATAAATCCAACCACTGAAGTGGAGTCTGAAGTAGTATTGGAGGGACTAGCAAGTTTTTTCACCTAAGTATGGCTCATACTAATCTTGAGTCATACTATAAAGTAAATTTTGCCTTAGTCCAACACCATAAATACTCTTTAACAGAGATAGAAAATATGATCCCTTGGGAAAGGGAAGTGTATGTGACTTTATTACAACAATACCTTGAAGAAGAAAAATTAAAGCAACAGCAGAGTGGCAATTAAAAGAAATTTGATGGGTTCAACCCTCAAAAAAACTAAGATTAATAAAAACACCTTTTCAATGGGTGGGGGATCTCTTGCGGATAAAGTTGCAAATAATTCAAGAAAAATTACATTACTAAAAAATATTGTATCTACAGGCAAATCTGATTTAGGGGGTAAATTAGCATCTCTAGATGGTAGATCTAGTAGTCCAGAATCTGATTTAACAGAAATAAATGATACTCTTAATGATATTGGTAATGCATTAGCATTAGACTTTGCAAATAGAATTGCAATAGAGAAGGGAGAAAATAAAAGATTAAAAACTGATGCATCAAAACAAAAAAATAAACGTGCTGAAAATAGAATAGAAAATGCACTTATAGGTGGATTATCTGGTATAGTAGCACCAATTGCGAAACAGGGTCAAAAGGTAGCAGATGCAATGTCACTTTTAGCTCTTAGTGCTGTTGGTAATGCAGTATTTGAAGGACTTAAAAAGGATGAAAAAGATGATACAAGTCTTTTAAAAAAAACTACTGACGCTGCTAAAGGTGCTTTTTTTAAAAATACATTTTTAAACCCTAAAGTATTAGATGCTGGAAAGTTTCTTCTTAATAAGACTGCAGATGCTGGAAAGTTTCTTCTTAATAAAACTGGAGACTTTTTTAAAAATATATCAAAACCATCAAAAGCTATAATTAATGATAAAATTGAAACCACAGAAAATCAAGTAAACCAATTAAAGAAAGAAGGTTTTAAAGAAGGAGAAGCTAGAGTATTGGTTGAGGCTACTAAACCTATACAGGATCAAATTTTTCCCTTAACTACTAATATTACTGGTGATGTTGGAGGAAATGCCTTCAGTGGTTTGATGTTTAATAAAATTGTAAATGATCGTAATTTGCGTAAAGTAAAAAATCAACAGGGAAAAATAACTGAGATTACATTACCAGTAGAAAAATTAGCTAATTCTATTAGTCCAAAATCTGCTTCAGGGTCAGAGACAACAGTGATTCCATATGTGACTTCTGTAAATGTTGCTAATAAAGATATGACTAAGACACCAGAAATACATGGTATAATACTAGATTAATATTATGACACCTAAACTTCTATTAATACCAGCATTAATAAAAACAGTAAAAGCTGGTGCTATTACTACAGGTCTTTTTAAATTAGGGAAAGGATTACTTTCTGTTGGGAAGGGGTTAAAAAGCGTTGGGAAAGGTTTATCACAAGGGATGAAATCTAGTCCAAAATCAACGACTATTGTTCAAGGTGTTAAACCTAAAATTTCTGCACCTAGACAACAAGATACTTCACAAACAATATCACCAAGTTATTATGAAGATCCAAAAAGACAATCAATATTTAAAAGAACAGCAAGTGATGGATCGATAGAATCAGTTAAAATAACTGTAACTAATATTAAAAGTGTTTTATTTAAACAACAAAAACAATTAACAAAACAATCAAAAAATAATGCAAATTTAGAGGAACGATTATCTGATTTAGAGAATAAAAAACAAGCAGGACAGAAATTAAATAAACAACTTAGTAAAGCATTTTCTCCATTACTTGAAGTAGCATCTAGTATTAGTAGTATTGCTCCATTATTAATGGCTAGTATAATTGGAAATATGGGATTTGAACTTGCTAAAAGGGAACCTTTAACCGATGAAGAGAAAAAAGAAAATTTAATAAACAAACTTGAAGGGGATAAAGAAAAACCAAAATCAAAAGGTTTTATGAGATTGTTGGGGGGTACTGTTGATTTTATAATGGGAGATACAACTGATTTTGATAATAGGGGTGTTGTTGGAGGTTCCTCTGCAGTAGATATTATAAATTCAAACTCAGAATCTAAGAATAATAGTAAGACCTCTAAAGGTAAATTTTTTGGAAAGAAAACTAATGATGAGAAGTTAGAAAATCTAAATGATACTAGTCTTATAGATAATAATGAAGTTACAAATACTATTATTATTAATAGACCCATTGAAGTACCAGCAAAATAGGAAAGTATAATGTCAGCAGGAAGTGCATCAAGAGCATCATTATATACAGTAATGGAGATTCAGAAACTTGTAAAGTCTGGAAGATCTTCTTCTGGCACTAAAAGAGCTGATATAAAAGGTAGAACCATAAGTTTTAATTATTTTGAAAGTTTATATTCACCAGTAGTAACTGCCAATTTAATTTTTGTTGATTCTGGAGGATCTATTCAAGCAGACAAGGATCAAGACACTCAGAATAGATTAGGAAGTATTAAATCATCACTTCCAATTACAGGTGAGGAAAGAGTAGCAATAAAAATTGAATCTAAATCTGGTATTTT